GCATTTAAGGTGATATAGGTTGAAGCGTGGTTTTGCAGAGACATACCGCAAGTCACAAACTGCCATGTTGGTGGTTTTGAGGTGATTTGCGGTATTTTTTTGTGCTACATGTGTGCTACGGCTAAATTATCGGCCTGCTGGGCTCATGCACTGATACAATCTCTGCCGTCACCTTCCCCAGCACGATAATCCCTTCCATCCCCTCTCCGTCGATCGTCTCGCCGTCTGAAGTGATAATCCCCGAGCTGAACAATTTGCCCAACTGCGAATAGTCTCCGAGCTGAAAAGCTACTTTGTCGCCTGTCCTTCGCTGCATTGTTCTGTCGACAATCGCGAAGCCGACCGGCGTTTCGATCATCAGCATGTGAGTCGGATGAGGCATAAGAAGTTTGTTCAGGTCGATACGGCCTTCAACGTAGTCCGACGCCGGTGATGGGAAGCCCATATCAGATTCCCCCGTTCGGGTTGAACTGGCGGTAGGTCTTAGCCTCACCCTACTGCGTCGATGTGTCGCAGAACGTCGCCGTGTTTGCCTTTATCCACTGGTTAGCTTCACGCAGGCTTAAGTGCCAGTTAACCAGCTCCAGCTGATGGACAAACTCCTGAGTCCTGACAATAACGCCCATCCCAGGCTCTCGCCTCATGGCAGCCATAAACGCCGCCTTAATGTCGCTCTCTCTCGGCATCATAAATCCTCCTCTAACAAATACTGTATGGATAAACAGTAATATCGATCGGTAGGATTGATCAAGGCGAAGCGGCGAACAGATGTGTAAAGGGGTTGAGCGGTAAGGGATTTTAATCGGGCGGGCACGCCGCGTAGTGACTAATCTCAAACTACCCACCCCGTAGCCTGCTGAGATTGGCGCGGCTGAGTCATTGCCCGGTCGCCGGGCTTTTTTATGTGACATGACAAAATGGATGCCAGTTGACATAGATGTTATGTTGTCGCCTTACAAATTATTTACGGAGCCTTAGCACCATGTTAGGGATTATCAGGTTTTTGCTGGCGAGCTGTGTTGTTGCTTTCCATTTGTCCGGCAAGTTGCCGTTTCTTGGGCAATTTGCAGTAAATTTCTTTTATGTTATCAGTGGATTCCTTATCACATTGATACTTAACAAAACATACAATTTCAATATTATTGGTTTCTCCGTAAATAGGTTTCTTAGGTTGTACCCTACGTACTTTTTTTTCATTGTCGTTGGGGTGATTATAATTTACGCGATGCCCAATACAGAGAATTTTCACCCTTCCTGGTCGAGAAACTTTCTTCCGTTAGATTGGCTTGGCAATGCTCTGATATTCCCTTGGGCTTTTTTATCTGACTATGCCGTACCCAATACATTCGGTGCTTTCACTAACGCATATCCGTTTTTTGAGAATGGATATAGGTTCAGAGTAATAACTTCTAGCTGGTCTGTTGCGGTGGAGTTGGTATGTTACTTCCTGCTATGGTTATTTATAGCAAGAAATATAGCGCTTACTCTATTCAGTATCGCGGCGTCAATTGCTTATCACATATTTGTATATCGTAGCACCGGAGAGCCTGCGCTTGCTTATTTCCCATTTATGTCAGCAATCCTGCCTTTCAGTATGGGCTCACTCGGATTCTTCATTTACATGAGAGTTAAGAGCATGAGCGATGTTATGGTCGCTCTTAAGCGCAATCAATGGATTTTTCTGTCTGCATCCATACTCGTTTTCTTTGGTAACTGGGCCCTTTTCACTTTCGACCAGGATGGTTCGTGGCATCCTTTTTACTATTATGTCAACAACATAACATCTATGCTTATAGTGGTTGTATTATGCGATTTAAATCCGCAAGGAAAGCCGGGTAAGATCGCCCGATTAATGGGTGACCTTTCATACCCGGTTTTCCTGTGTCAGTATTTTGGCGGGTATATTGCTTGGTATATCGTAGGGTTCAAAAACGAAAACCGAGGATGGGAAATATTTGTTATTGGCTACGTCGCATCGATCGCAATATCTCTAATATGTGTTTACTTAGTTGATGACAACGTAAGAAAACTCAGAGATAAAGTCAGGAGGTCGGTGATTAATCAGGAGTCTTAGGCCAGTCAATATTGGGTACTTTTGATGTGTCAACACGATTGACCATTACGCGGTAAGTCTTCCATGCTTTAAGGCTTACCGTCTCTTCGTCCGTTGCAATCTCCAGGTCCGCTGCATCCTGCAAAGGATTGATAGCCACTGTGGCGATGGCGAGAAGTTTTGTTTTTCTGCTTCAGCCATTTCAATCAGTTGTTTGGATGTCGGCGCAGGGTAGTCCTGCAAAATTGGGCGACCCTTTTTGTCTGACGTAATTAGCTTACCCTGGGATCGCCCATCAAGCAGCGCTCCCCATTGCTCATCGGTAATTTCAACTGAATCTTCCGGAATAGCATCTCCGTTCATCTCTTCGAAATAAAAACCGTTTGTCGAAGCCGAATAATATTTAGTCATGAATTACCTGCCTATTGCCAATACTGTAAATGCACCTACGCCAGTAGCTGTTGAAACCCATGATATTGAGCTTTTTGTAGTGGCGTTAATGCTCCATGCGAGGTTGACGTTGCTTGGTGATCCGGTGGTTATTGAGTCGCACACAAACGCAACCAGCGTTTGGTTGTTAAATGCGATCGGTAAGGCTACCGAACCACTCGTAACTCCGTCAGGCGCGGTTGTGTTGATCCATTGTAAAACGAACCCGCCAGGTAGCTGCTGGTAACCGCTGGACGTTTGCTGGCTTGCGAAGCTGGACATGTCAGGGATGTTCCCTGATGCGGTACCAACAGCTCTTGCTGCGGCGCTTCCACACCCAATATTGAAGCGCGCATCAGCTTGAGCCTGACTTCCGGCATTAAGAAATTCAATTAGCCTGTTTGCCGTTGCCAGATATTTTGTATCAGAAAGACTTATCAGCGCCGATTTAAAGTTGTTCATCAGCGCGTTGATGTTTCCATCATCTTTGGCGTCCAGCCCCCTGTCATTTAAAAATGCGCCCAGCATGGCGGACATCACTGTTCCCTGGCGTAGAGCTTTATTTATCTGGGCTGAGCTGGCTTTGCCTGACTGGAAACCACTCAGCAATGCAGCGAGGGCTTCATAATCTGACTGAGTAGTGACGTTAGCGCTGCTTCCAGTTGCAAACGGTTTGAAGTTATTTGTTGCCATTAAAGATTTACTCCCCATGCGCCATCATCAAATCCGGCTATAAAGTCATTATCCATGTCGAATCCGAAGAATTTCGTTCCGACAGATGGTGTCAGTATGGAAGGTGTCTGAATATCCCCAGCCCATACGCCTGCAGCATTTACCGTCAGGTATCCTTGTTTAATTGCAGCAATAAGCTCTTGTGACACCAGTGAGATATCCGTCTGAGGGAAAACCCATACCGAAATCGTCATGTTCTGGTTATCGACGATCTGCATTTTCAGGCCTGACCCTTCAAGAGCAGTTTCTAGAATTTGAGGAAGGCTATCGTTCTGCCCATCCCAATTATTGATAGCTATTTTTGCTTTCAAAACGACTCGGTATGTATCGTCGCTTAAGCTGGTAAACCCTGAGTCAGGGTCATAAGGACCCTGCCAAACGCCCTGATCCCATCCGAGCCCATCGGTATCAAAGGAAAAATAAACTCCACTGATTGGCTGGCTGACGATTCTGGTTCGCCCGATCCACTCCCCCAGCACATCCAGCTGCACACCGACTGCGGAGTCAATATCAAAGGCTGTGAGTAGGCTTTCAAGGGTCAGAGATGCATCAGTAAGAGGCTGCGTCGAAAGATCAATGTGCTGGATGAATAGAGGTTTACCTCTGTGGTAATTAGTTATCCTGTCGGTGTATTTGCTCATGGCGTCACCGTAATCACGATGTTGGCTGCACTACATGAAGCCGACTCATTGAATGCGATAACAATATTTGATGCCGCCAGCGTTCCAGTAGAGCGCCCTATGGTCATGGCATTGATGTCATAATATTTGGCGTTGCCGCCACTAACTACGCCGAGGTTTGCTGGCGAATACAGACGACTGAGAAGCACATCATCGCCGATCGTGAGGTTGTTGATGTAGTCCGCGATAGCCTGCTTAATCTGCTCACCAATCTGCGTGGTATAGCCGTTGAAGACCTTCAAAGTGATGGCAACATAAATTGGTACATTCACCGGGCGAGAAAAGCTTATGGCATGTGGGTTTTCGTATTTGTCTGGAACAGTGACTGTAGTCGATCCGTATGTGCTGACGCCCTGACCTTTCTTGCCGCGAATAACCTGAGCGATAGCCGTTACATCTCCACCATCAACAATGGCTGCAATTGAATGCGCTGGCAAACCATTACCGTCCACCGAACCAGAGTCATTTTCGTATAGTTTGTGACGGGTTACGCCTGTAACGTTAGCAATCGCACCATCCACAGCTTCAAAAGGTGTGAGTGCAGGAATGGCGACACTTTGTGCCTGCCGAATCCGCAACTGAGCATCCGTTTCAGCTGCAGCACCTATGGTTGCAGCGTTAGCGTTTGTCACTGCCGTCCATCCACGCGTAGGAGTATTTATTTTCGTCACGCTTCCGGCGACTGCCGCTACTGCCCCTGGATTAGCGCAGGAAGCCGTCACTGTTACCGACCCGCCCACCCCGATCGTAACGCTGGCCGGCAGATTCCATGTGACACCATTAGCGTCTTTTACCGAACCATTTGTGATCGTCACTCCCGCTGTGCCAGTAAGCGTCAGGTCTACTGTCGAGTTGGTCGCCGCCTTACGAGTGATGCCGTTAATTTTGACGTTACGCGTCAGGGCGTCAGTCATGCCTGAAGATGGTGAGAATGAGCTATAGACACGGATTGCCGTGTTGTTGGCGTCATGCACAGCCAGCGCCACTAGTGCAACCATCTGACCGTCCTTACTGTCTGGTTCCAGGTAAGCATCGGTGCCGTAAATCTGTTGAAAGTATTCAGTGATAGTGCTCAGGATTGTCTGGTAATCAGGCGCACTTATCCCTGAGGCGGTCACCGTAGCGGAGAGCCCCAGCGTATCGAGATTGAGAGCCATTATGCCTCGCTTGTGACGGTCGTCATTCCGTAGATAGTGTCGATGGTTGCGGTGAAAATCACACGCCGGGAGGAGGTATTGAGGTTGGTATCGAATGACTTAATAGAGTTCACACCGGGTGTCTCTAGTATCCGTTTGCGAATAGCCAGGTTATAGGTTTCAGGTTTCTGCTTTCCGAGCACTGACTGAACCCATGGTGTGCCTTCTGTCGTGTCGAGGAACCACTGACCGTACCATAGGAGGAACCGCGTCTTTATCGCCTGAGCAACGCACTCAGGTGAGTTAATCAGCCAGGTGTCATCACCTTTACCGAAGGTGTAATCACCGGTTTCATCTTCGCGTCTGTATCGCATCAGTTCACCCTGCCAGAGTTACCAGAGCCAGACTGCACGCCGTTATGCGTATGCTGGTCGCTGATGTCTTTGCCGTTGGACTTCAGGCTGCCGATGAATTCTATGGCCCCGGTGATTTTTGCAGCAGTACCCGTCGCAAGGCTACCCACCATCCCACCCATCCACGTCAGAAGTCCCATTATCGTTACCGCCTGGCTGAACTTAGCCAGAGGGGTTGTCACGTTCAGTCCACCCGGCGCGACGATGTTTACCGCATGGCTGTTTGGGTCCAGCTCGATG